ATATTATATAATATATATATTATAGCTGAGCGGAGGAGAAGCCGCAAGGTTATTTTATCGGACTCGGAACAGCACAAAAGACCCCCCTTCCTAAGGTAATCACCTTAAGTCGGGGGGTTTCTTGTCTCTAAAGGGCGTTTAAAGCCGTTTAAAGGGTATTCTACGGGCTAGCGTGCGCCTCTTCCAAACTCTGTAGCCGATGGGTCGAGCCACTTTAGGACAGGCCCGAGGAACCCAGCGAGGGCTGCCATTCCGAGTGTCTTCAAGTCAGTCTCTCCTGCTAGGTAGAGTGCGATTGCAGCTGAGGCTGCAGCACGGAACCATGTCAGCGATACTTGCTTTAGTGCTTCCATTTATTTTGCCTTTCGTTTTGTGTTGTGAATCTTACAGCAGGTGCACACCGCTGGTACCTCAGGAAGCGGAAGCTTCTTGGTAGGTACAGGTGCTAGCTTTGCAGCTAACTGATTCACAATCTTTGGTTGATTCATCCACCAGAACCAAGGGCTAGTGTCATTAGCCATATCAGGGTTGATAGAAATATGAAGATGCTTAGTGTGGCCGTTGCTACCAGTGTAAACACGATTGCCAGACTTAGCATGCTTGCGCGACCAAATTTTTTTATTGAAGATAAGGTAGGAAACCCGCTCATCTTCTTTAAGCTTCTCGAATATCTGGGCACAGTCAACCCCGTTCTTGGGGTCGTGTGTCAAATCAACAGCAAGACCCGTGTTGTGGTCGGAATTCGGACTGGCTTTCTGATGCGCCAGTGATGGTAATAATCCGTCGGACAGTTTCTTGCGCTTCGGCCAGAGTGCTGTCGCCTGACGGAGAACAGCAATAGCTGCAGGACTCGCGGCCTTCACTACATGTTTCATTCATTTCCTCAATGCTTCCTTGACTAAGTCTGTTAGAAAATCTACTTTGTCTTCCAAGGCATTAACCTTGTCTTTGATACTTGACCCACCGTTGGGCTTGAGCTCCGACAGATAATGTTTAGTTAAATGTTTAACCCCCATTGCTAGAGCAGTAGCAAGGGTAGTAATGGATACGGCTAATCCAGCCCAATCAGTAAGTGACATTTTATACGGTCCTTATAGTCATAGTTAAGATACCACCATAACCAGTAAATCCTCTGTCAGGTGGTGTCATGCGAGTGAATGTGATTTGTTCAATGATACATTGGCGTGACTCACCAGTGGTTAAGTCTTGCCATGTGACAACATCCCCATTCTGTTCAATCTCTTCAAGCTGACCGATTCTGTCAAAGGCTCGTCCTTCATAACCAACCATGACATTGTACTTGTCAGTCTCTACATCGAAGCAGTAGACAGGGAATCTTATTACTCGCTGGCGAGGTGTAGCAATTGTCGCCTTAGCTTGATAGCCCTTAAAGATAGGGCCTTTAGTATTGTCAGTTCCGTCCCTGTACATAATAAATTTATATGCTATGTATTCTTGTGAGCCAGTAGGCTGTGTTGTAGTTACCTCAACAGGCGGTACTGTGGCATCATATGAGATGACATCATACTCGGTGCCGTCTTTATCTACAGTTTCTAGTGTCATAGAACCATAGGTAAAATCACCGCGTCCAAGCAGACGCTTGAAGTTCTTAGGCTCTAATGTATTGTAACGAATGTAGCCTGTAGTTAGGTATCCTGTTGGCATAAGAGCGCCAGTAGATTGACTGTACACATAACCATTAGCAGATGATGCGTAGGTAGTACAGTAAGCAAGTCGGTCGGTTGTACCCAAGAAACCACAAGAGGTAGTCTGATGACCAGTTACTCCTGTGTAATACAGGTCATTGGCATAAGCAAAGCTTAGTGGTGATAGCTCATTAGATAAATCAATACGGATTACTCCAGGCTCACCATCAACACCGGTAGCACACCAGATAAAATTCTCACGGGCAGCAAAGTCATAGCAAGGCTGGCTAGTTTCTACCATTAGTGGGCCATAGGTAAGTGAACCATCTTGGTCAGAGACTGTAGCAATACGAATACCCTTGCTAGTACCAATAGCCATGTAGCCTAGGTAGTAGTAGATATCGTGGACAATTTCACCAACAGGTAGCTCTGCTGCCACAACTGCTGAGGTTAGCGTTGGCATTGCTCCTGCTGTAGTCAGTGTAAACTTCTGAATGGTTGATTGAATGCCATTGAAGCCCGCTATGTAGATAGCAGGGCCTGACGCCGTAATGCTGGTATAGACATGGCTAGTGTCAGGGTGTGTGTAGACTGCTGTAGGCAGTGCTGATGTTGCTGATGTGAATTCATAGACACCATTGTTAGCGCACATAACGATACGCTCTTTAATAAACTCCATCACTGCATTGGTTACAGTAATACCATTAGCCGTAAACATAACTGTTGGAGATGTAGTAGATGTACCAGTCAGTGCCTTCTTGTTTACTTCTAGCTTACCCGATGGGCCAGTATCGTTAGTTACCCAATAGGCTGTAACTCCATCATCGCAAATAGCATAGACTTTATCATCTGTGCCAGCATTGTAGTCAATGAAGTGAGTAACAGTTCCAGAAGTATCAATCTTATCTACATCGTACTCATCGTGTAGCAAGATACCATCGGTATTGTTCCATCTAATAGAGCGGATGAACTGATGGGAGCGAGCATTGGATGCAATAGCTCCAGTTACTTCATGTCCCTGTGTGCTGTTAGGAAGAAGCGTAGCTTCACCTTTAGTCCAGACATCTATACCTTTGCTGTCAGCAAACTGGAATGTACCTTCCCCTGGAATTAAAGCAGGGTCATAGAATACAATACCAGTTCCATCATGGAAGGATGACTGGCTTCGTAGCCACCAACCAGTAAGTGATTGCTCGCCTGGCTCTGTCTGATTATCAAATTGGTCTTTACGATAAGGCGCAGTCTGACGGATATAAGGGTTCTGGTCGCTAATAGCGTAGATAAACGGCATGCCGCCGATAGCTACATCGTATGCTATATCAGTGTTCTGCCAAATGGAAGCATCCGAAAGTACGCCAACATCTACCGCAACGGCACGCGTTGCACGACCTTCGGTAATATCACGACCAGCCACTTATTCTCCTAGCCTTGTTGTTCTTTTAATTTTTCTTTCAACTGCTCATTAGTCCAGTACATAGCATAGTAGTCATAGTCTAAGCTAAAGCGCTTCATGTGCTTGACTAGAGCCCCAGTATGGGCGTGTAGTGGAATACCTGCTGCCTTCATTCTACGGAAGAAGATGATGTCTTCGCCGATGAACTTATCGTCATCGCCGTCTCCGCGTTCCATAAACATAGACTGTCCCGGGAACTTCTCACGCATCTTTGGTATGATAGACTTATGCATTAGCACAAACCCAAAGCCAGCTGAGTCACACTTGATGACTTCATCATGAGGTAGTGGGTGATGGTACTTAACCTGGAACTCACTGATGTCATCAAAGAGTACAGGGAAAGGACGCATAAGCGTACTCTCATTCTCCTTAGAGATGAAGTACACACCACTAACAACAGGACGGTTAATCTTGTCTGCTGTCTTCCAGAGTTTCTGCATTGACTCTAGGTTCAGTACTATATCTGAATCTACCCAGAGTAGCCAGTCTGTCTTAATCTTATCTGCCCAATGGTCAAAGAGTACTTGGCGTTGTCTGCCAATCTGATTGCCTTGGACTCGGATACTGGTGTGAATCGGCATACCGTTGGCTGGGCCAGCAAGTACTGCTGTCATCAACCCTTCGGTAAACTTACCGTCGGTAGTACCGTTGTCACACCAGCCAATTGCTACTGTGTCTGACTTGCCTATCATTGTCCCCTACTTTCTATTACTTACCTAGTGCTGCGATTTCATCTGCAGTCAAGCCGAGTGCTGCAAGTTTGGCTTCTGCTGCTGCCTTGGCTTCTGCCTTGGCTTGTGCTGCTGCTTCCTCTTGAGCCTTCTGCTCAGCGTATGCTGCTGCATCTGCTTCCATCTGTGCGATTTCCTCGGCAGTAAGTTCTACTTCAGTAGTAACTCCTGTGGAGCAATCAACTACGAGTTTTGTTGGCATTGTTTTCTCCTTATGAGTTCTTGATTCCGTAAAGGGTTGCGGTTGAGTATTGGGCAAAGTTGCCTGAATCAGGTGTCAATGTCACACTTGTGATAGCAGCGGTATTAGACCATAGAGCAGCGTTCAAGTATGAAAACACAGTTGTTGTATTAGATTCCGCAACAGCATCGGAACTTGACGATTTATTATTACTTCCTGCGTAATTAGGAATATAAATTTCGCTATTGCCAAAAGTGCTAGTTGTTGCGGTGCTGCCTGTTCCCAATATCGGGTGTCTTGTTAGTGTTTGACTTCCCGCAGCAGAACCATTGCCGTATAAACCTCTCAAAGAAATGCTGCTCGTAGAACCATTGAAGGTTACATTTATTTCGGAAGTCACAGATGCTTGGTCAGTTCTCGCAGATACTTTCAAGAGTAAATCTGTGTAAGTAGCAGGAATTGAAGAAAACGATATTGTTGCAGCCCCACCTGAACCCACAGTCACAGTCGCTATTGCTACATAAGTGTTTGCCATAGTATCTCCTTATGCTGATTTGATGCCGTAGAGGGTGAAGGTTGAGCCGGAAGCAAAAGATGTTCCTACTAAAACGGTGATAGAAGTAATTGCGGAAGTAGAGCGCCATAAACCTACGGCCGTTCTTGCTTGCTCGCTCGCAACATTTCCTCTAGCGATGAATGTTTTGTAGGTAGTTGTATTAGAGTAATTCATAAAGTGATAAATAGTATTTCCTTGTGTAGCGGAATCTAAAACTCCTAAACCTGCGCTAGTTTGATTACTCGACCTGCTGCTTGATGCGGTAGTTCCATTACCTAATAAAACTGTCCTAGAATAATTTGAGCCAGTATCGCTATTAACTTGAACCGCTACTGCTTCTGTTCCAGATGTTGTAACGCCCGCTACAACCAAAACAAGGTCGGTATATGTGCCACTAATTGAAGTAAATGAAACTGTCGCCGCGCTAGTTCCAAGCGTAGTCGTTGCTATCGGTTCATAAGTTATAGGCATTATGCTCCTTTGATTCCGTATAAAGCAATATGCGTGTACTGCGCCAATGTGCTAGTGCTTATACTAACATCTATACGGTCAATGGCATTTGTTGATTTCCAATTACCTGAAGTAAATTCAATATCCGAGTTAGAAGTATTTAATTCTTGACCCGATAGAGTTCTTGTAACCTTATATTTATTGGTATTTGTATAGTCTAAAATATCCATAATTACAGCAGAACCAATACTTGCCGTTGATGGAATTCCATAACCTCTAGATGAAACAAATAATGCGCTGTAATTTATACGAGCGTCTGCGCCGACAGAAGTTCCATTTCCGTTCATACGGTGATTATCATAATTAGTAGAACCTGAGTCATTATTGAAGCGAACAAACATTGTATTTGATGCCGTTGCCCTTGCAAACATACGCAGTTGGAGATGGGCATAAGTGCTAGGGATTGAACTGAAAGTAATTACAGATGAAGTGCTTCCAGCACCAACCGTTCCTGTAGCAATGGACTCAAATCCAGCAGGGTCAAATGCTGTATTACCCACTAGCAGATTACCTCTGCGTAGTTTGTTTTTTATGCTGACTACAGCCATTAGGCTACTACCTCATCCCAAGATAGGGTTGATTCATTCCACTTGTACATCTTGCCATCAGTCGGATAAGCAACTGGTGGCTGCCATCTAGCATCAGCATCTAGTGTCCAAGAAGGGTATGGCTGAGGGGCATAGAACCAGTCATTTGCTACATCATAAGTATACCCGATGCCTGCATAGTTTTTACGGATAGTACCGTTGTAGGAAGTCTGCTTCCATTTAGTATCCTCACCAAAGAGTGACTTACAGAAGATAACTCCTTTGGCTTCAGTCTCAACGCCATCTAATAAGAGTTCATCATTAGCCACCACAATTACCTGTGTGACTACATTGTTGTCGTCTAGTTGTGCAAAGTGTGCCATTATATTGTTATACTCCCGCTTCCTGTCCAAACATAATAAGTATATCCACCTGATACTGTTCTTGTTGGTGAACCTGTAGTTGAAGTTGCCGTATATGTGCCACTTACCCTAATAATCACAATTCCACTTCCACCATTAGCAGATTGGTTTTGACCTCCACCTGAACCACCACCGCCGCCTGTATTAGCACTTCCAGCAGTTGCTGCAGCACCACCCCAAGTTCCGCCATTACCACCGCCACCTATACCACCTGTTCCTGCTGTACCTGCTTCAACACCAGAACCGCCGCCGCCAGCGTAATATCCACTTGCTCCTGTGCTTGTTGCAGAAGCCCAAGTAGACCAAGTATTCAAACCTGTTCCGCCATTACCAGCAGTAGTTCCTGACGCTGATGTTCCTGCCGTACCTGCGCCACCGCCTCCACCACCGCCAAAAAATGTTCCGCTTCTCAGACCGCCACCACCAGCATTTCCATAACCAGTTGCCCCGCCTGATGTTCCTTGTGTTGCCGCACCACCTGATGTTGTATTACCTGATGATGTTCCCATAGAACCACCACCGCCAGAACCTCCAGCAACACCATTGTTTCCTGTAGTAGACCAATATCCACCACCACCACCACCGTTAGCAGTAATAGTGTCAAATACGGAGTTACCGCCACTTCCACCATTAGCAACAGTTGTTCCTGGGTGTGTTCCACCTGCGCCAACAGTAACTGTGTATGTTGTATTGAGTGTAACGCTCCTACTATCTTGTTGTGCTAATCCACCAGCACCGCCTGCTCCAGCGTAGTAGTAACCACCAGCACCGCCACCAGCAACTACAAGAACATCAATAGTAAGTAATGGAGCGTTACCAACAAGTAGGCTACGGCTAAATGTTCCGTTCTTAAGACTTCTAATTGCCATTAGTAAGTTATGCTCCCACTTCCATTGAATTGATAAATGTGATATGAGCCTGATGTTGTGTAGGTAGGTGAACCTGTGGTTGAGGCTGCTGCAACAGTTGCTCGGACAATAACTATACCTGAGCCACCATTACCACCTGTGCGGTTTGCTCCGCCACTTTGACTTCCAGCACCTCCGCCTCCACTTCCTGTATTAGCGGTTGCATTTCCACCATTTGCACCATTACCACCTGCGCCTGCTCCTCCAGAACCTGCGGCACCACCAGTGCCACCTCTGGTTCCGCCTCCTCCACCACCTGCTCGTGTTACAGACGAGCCAGTTATTGAAGATGCTGAACCACTGCCACCATCTCCTCCATTATATGAAAACTGAGCATTTCCACCAGCAGCACCAGAACCTCCGCCGCCACCAGCGCTCCAATTCCAATCAGAACCACTGCTTCCATTACCGCCGTCATTACCTTGTCCAGACGGACTTGCAGAACCTCCGCCTTTAGTTTGAAGTCCAGCACCACCGCCACCTGAACCACCATTACTACCATTAGTTGCTTCATCGTTGACATAACTACCACCACCACCACCACCAGTGGATGTGATTGTAGAAATTATAGAGTTGCTGCCATTAGCACCTTGACTATTTCCTGAAGGACCAGCACCTCCTGCACCTACGGTTACAGTGTAAGTCGTACCTTTTTCTAAAGATAAATTGGTATTAGTTTTATAGCCACCAGCACCACCACCGCCTGCACCAATAGAAGTTGTACCACTACCACCACCACTACCACCACCTGCAATAACTAAATATTCAACCGTAACAGGAGGAGAATAAGCAGCATTACCAACAAGCAAACTAGACGGTGAGATAGTACCTGTCTTGTAACTTGTAATGGACATTAGACGGAAGCCTCATCTCCAAACGCTGCGAAAGCAAGGTTAGCAGTTGAAGCGTATACTGAAATCACATCCGTTGCTGCAAGGGTTAGACCAACAGTAATCAGTGTAGAGTCAGATGCACCAACCGTAATGTCGTAACCAATATAGTGTTGGTTAGCAATAGAAGCACCAGCAGGGCGTACTGCGATACGAAATGTCGCAGCAGTAGCAGTAAGGTTAGCAACAGAGATTGTTGATACTACTGCTTCCTTTGCTGAAGGTACTGTGTATAGGGTTGTAAGTGTTGTCGCAGATGGGTTTGATTGCCCAAGGACTTTTTTAGCCATTTAGATATTTCTCCTTTAAGCGCCCATCAGCATAAATACTGACGGTGTTGGGTCGGTTATAATTGCTGCCCACGATGCGGTTGTTCCGTTCGTAGTCAAATACTTTCCTGTGTTTCCAGTCTGGCTCGGTAGAGCATCTACTGTTGCCCATTTAACTCCGTCCGCCTGAGCGCTATCTGCCTGAAGGTATTGTCCATCAGTTCCTACTGACTGAGCAGAATAAGTTCCGCTACCAGTACCTACAAGTATAACACCCTTGGCTGTGTACTCCGCCTTAGGCACAGCAGCATTGGCTGTAGTCTGAGCAGATGATGCAGCAGTATTGGCTGTGTTAGCCAAGTCATATGCTGACTTAACTGAGTTAGGTGTAGCAGCAGTTGTGACAGATGTGCTAGCAGTAGAGTCAGTAAGTTGTACCGCACCTGACTGTGATGTAGTCGCTGCTTGGATTGAGATAGTTACATCTCCACCTGTGCCCCCACCTGTAATCGGAGAGGTTACATTAACTGCCGTGATGTCACCTGTCTGAGGAGCAATCCACGCAAGTCCTGTTGCTGTTGCTGAGTTAACACTTAAGACATAACCATTAGTTGAAGCAACTGTGAGTTGGTCAAAGGCTTGTGCTCCTGTACCTACTAGTAAATCTCCCTTTGCATCAAAGGAAGCAGCAACTGCAGCAGCAGCGCTGGCTGCACTCACAGCAGCAGAGTTAGCAGAAGTTAGAGCAGATGAAGCAGATGTGCTTGCGCTAGCAGCAGAGGTAGCAGCAGCAGTTGCACTGGCTGCAGCAGATGTTGCAGATGTTGCAGCAGCACTTGCTGATGTAGCCGAAGCAGTTGCTGAGTTGGCTGCAGATGTAGCAGATGTGCTGGCTGAGTTAGCGCTAGTTAAAGCAGATGAGGCTGAAGTTGCCGCTGAGGTAGCCGATGTGGCAGCAGCGGCAGCAGAGTTAGAAGCCGTAGTAGCAGAGGCTGAAGCACTTGTTGCGCTAGTTGCTGCTGCAGTCGCAGAAGCCGCTGCAGAGGTTGCAGAGGTGGCTGCTGCTGTGGCTGAGGTAGATGCACTGTTGGCGCTAGTAAGGGCGCTAGAAGCGCTTGTAGAGGCGCTAGAGGCACTCGTAGCGGCAGAAGCCGCACTAGTAGCAGCCGATGCTGCTGAGGTTGCTGCAGCCGTTGCTGAGCCTAGAATGCTATCTACATAATCTTTAGGGGTAGCAGATGATGAAATCATTCCTGCTGAGGACAGACCTGTAATTGTTGGCGTACCTGATATTACAGGGCTCGTCAAGGTTTTATTTGTCAGTGTCTGTGTGGCGTCAACAATGACTACCGTACCTGTGGTATTAGGCAGGGTGATTGTATTGTCCTGTGTTGGGTCAACTACAGTCAGGGTTGTCTCATAGGCATCTGCTGTAGTACCTTCAAACACGAGGACAGCACCAGCTGAAGCTGTGCCTGTAATCGTTGGGTCAGAAATTGTTGGAGAGGTAAGGGTTTTGTTGGTAAGAGTTTGTGTCTTGAGGGTACCTACAACAACGCCTTCGCCTGAACCGATACCATGCATTGTGTGACCAGAGCCACTACCGTCATTGTAGTAAGCATCTGATTCTGCATGGAGGTTAGCATCGCGGAAGTCACGGCCGATGGCCATGTGGCGAACTACTGCACCTGCTGAGTGTTCCTGTGCCGATGAGCCGTCAATGGCACGAGTAATCGTAAAGGTATTAGTGGCAACCGCCGTGGCATCTACGATTTCTTCAAGAGCTGTGTCTGGGTCGATGACCAATGTAAAGGTACGACCAGATGGGATTGTAACACCGCCTAACAATGTGGTACCTGATACAACTGTCATCGAGGTAGCACCCGATGTAATTGTTCCAGTCAGCGTAGTTTGCTGAGAGCGGGACGAGTATTGGCGAGTTGTCATTTAGGTTCCTATCGGCTGTAGTGAACTCGGGTTGGGAATTGACCCTGGAAGGCTGATATTTCTTCTTTAAGTCTTTGTTGATATAGTGCATAGATTTGACGAGCAGCGGAGTTGGCAGAGCCAAAGGAGCGCTTAGCGTCAATCTCATCAGCTTGTGGAGCAATCTGGCTAGCACGAGCTGGGTCAAGATAAGTCAGTAGTCGGTATGCTGTACCAAGAATTATAACATCTCGTACAGTCTCAGAGTATCCTGTGGTTGTTGTAAACACATCAGATGTACTTGACATTGCTGTAGGTTGCTTGAGGTAATTAACTTTTACTGTTCGTCCAGCAGTAATATAATCACCAATGGTAACTGTCTGGGCATCGTTGCCCCATGTAGCAGATTCAGCCTTGGCGTCCCATGACCAACGGCGAACCGGAATCCACTCTTGGCTTGGCCCGATATCCTGCCATGACATACTTAATATATTTTCAATAAGACTTCCACCGCTATCAGATACTTCATAAGTTGTTACTGATGGGTTGAAGGTAAAGGTTGTTTGTCCAATGACAAGTAGCTGTGTACCCACAGCACGGATTGTGTCATTGATAGCACGCTTGATAACATAGCGTGGGAAGATTGGAGAGATAGTAATCTTAGCATCAACAGCGTGCGTAGCAGCGGTGGTACCTAAATATCCTCGTCCGTATGGGGCAATGGTTGCTGTGTTACCTACACGGTCAAAGGAGGATACCCACATCAATTCCTCGTCAACTTCAATGATACCCTTACCCAAGTCTTGAGTAGAGCCTAAGCTAAGAATCGTTGGCGAGGAACTAGGAGAAGTTAATGTGGTAACTGCAGCTGTAAGGTATGTGCTTCTGTCCTGCTGATAGGTATATCCTGAGAGGTTAATCAAAACCTCATCAATCATTTGGTTAAGTGTTGTCACAGGTTAATGCTCCTTAAAGCGTCAGTCGGTGATAAGTCTGTTGTTCCTGCAAGTTCATTGCAGATACCGCCAAGTGCCTTATAATCATCAGGCTGACGGTTAGCGTCTGCTTTCTTATTAAGAGCACCAATCAAGGCTAGGCCCGTAGTTCCAGCATACACATTGGCAGCTTGAGTAGGTGCAACATATGCACTAATTGCCGGATATGTCCCACCATTAGCCAAGCGATTGAGTTCGCTAGTAAATGAACTACCTGCTGTTCCTGTCGCCATTATCTATACCTCGAAGTTTTCTTTGCTATTGATTTAGGTTGCTTGGAGAATTGCTTACCCTTACGCAAGTCTTCTCGTTTCTTTTCTGAAGTCTTAGCATACTCAGCTGCTGACAACTTCTCACGAGCTTTCTTAGGAAGGTAACGCTCACCTGTAGCCTTAGAGCCTTGTGTGCTAGGCTTACCTGACTTAGTGCCCCAGTCTTCTTTAGTCCACTTGGACAAAGACTTCTGCTTGCTGGTCTTGCTACCTGTGTAACCACCACCAGCCTTCTTATATTCTTGGGCTACTATCTGTGCTTTACGAGCAGACCATTGACCAGCCTTGCCACCTTTTGTCCCAGCAAGTACACGGTTCTTGATACGCTCACGCAGTTCAGGTTTGGTGTATGACATTACCACTTAACCTTATCTGCCCAGTAAGCTGCACTCATCTTGCCTTTAGCAATATTCTTTGAATGGCGTGCCTTGAAAGATGCACGCTTCTTTTTCATTCTGTCAGACTCTCCAGCTTTAGGAGCACCTGCAGTCTTAGCGCCTTGCTCACCGAAACGGATAGTCTTTACTTTGTCCCCGACTTTAGCCACAACGACATGTGACTTCTTAGGATGGTTGGGAGTACGCTTAGGCTTGTTAAAACCTGAGACTCCAGCACGAGCTAACCGTGGGTCACGCTTGCTTTTGTTTTCCATACTCCCCATACTTTCCTAGAACCGCTCGGATTCTACCATCTTTACGAAGTTTTACTACCATGCCATCTTTAATTTGAATCGGGTTGAATCTACGGTGTGGCTTGTATTTACCCGAAGACATTACTTTTTCTTCTTAGCCATACCTGCTTGTGACAATGCAATTGCCACAGCTTGCTTCTTAGACTTTACTTTCTTGGAAGACTTACCAATGTTAAGCTCGCCCTTTTTGAACTCGCGCATAACCTTGGATACTTTCTTTTGCTTAGCAGTCTTCTTCATTTCTTCTTGCTCTTCTTCTCAATCAGGTTGCCGTTCTTATCATAACGACGGCCCTGGAATAGAGCTCCGTAGAACTGACCAACATTCTCTTCTGTTCTACTGGAATCCCATGTAGCATATTCTTTCGCTACATTAGCCACATACTTAGCGGCTCTTCCGTATACGCTACCTGCCATTTATTTATTATCCTTTATGCGTTTTTCACGGTCAAGTTTTTTCTGAATTTTATCAAGGCGTTCGTAGTAAGCGCGGTCTTCATTGTAGTTAACTACTGGGTCACCGCTCCAACTTGTTGGTATACCCTGTTCTTCTAACCATTTGTAAAGTTTATCAACATTACTTTGGTCATTAAAACCTTTGCGCCCACGAAGTTTAGCGCTTGCAGACTTTTCGGCACGACGAGATTTCTCCGCAGCTGAAAGCTTTTGGAAATCTGCTCCTGCTTTTTTTCCTAGCTGAGCCATGTTACTTCTTCTTTCCCATTTTCTTCATTGGCTTCTTAGCAGCTTTTGTCTTGGACTTCATCATCATTGCTTTTTCTTCCATCTTTTCAGCCTTAGCATACATCTTAGCTGCCTTCTTACCCTTGGCTGTATATGGGAATTTCTTTTCGCCTACTTTTGGCATGTTATACTCCTAGTTCTTTCATTACCGCTGCTGATTTTTTATTGATTGCTGTAGCCGGAGGCATCTTGCCAGCATCATATGCTTTGCCTAATGTCTCACTAGCCTTTACCGCTTCCTGAATCTTCTTCATGGAAGTTCCTGCTGGTTGAATGCCTTGTGCTCTAGCTTCTTTGTAGGCATCCAATTCTTTGTTAAACGCTTTGTTAGTCATCTGTTTACGACTGTCAGCGTCTCCTGCGTTCATCTGTATGCTCAGGCCCTTGCACCCAAAGCAGCCGTCCACCGGCTCAGGATGATGTTCCCAATGTTTCATAGTGCTGTAAAGTTATCCTCCGTGACACCGACTCCGCCAGCAATGAGTGCTGCCTTTGTTGTGTCATCTACTTCGTATGAGTAGCCACCACGATAGACGGCTGGATATGTATCCAAGTCGTCATCTACAGGATAGCGTATCTGTGCATATCCACCAGTAGGCTTTAGTACTATTGTAATACCTCTGTCAATTTTATAGAAGTAAAACAAACGGTGCTCACCAGCAGGCCCTTCCTCTACGGTTGGGGTTTTAAATAACCAGGTTGTCATAAGTCCCTTTCTAGTGAACTCACCCCGAAGGGTAGGTTTCAAGGCCTACCCTGCAGAGTCAATCAACTAGAGAGCAGCGATTGAGGAACCAGAGGTAATGCGATACAACGCTTCGTCGCGGTAGACTGCGAAGCCAAGTACGCCGTACCAGCCCATTGGGCGGAAGCGCATCAACTTATCAGTTACATTACCGATAACGATGTGTGGTTCTTCAGCAACGGCTTCTGCCATAGCTTGAGCACCGCACACGATTGTGTCGAATACACGGGTTACTGGAGTTACAGTAACAGTTGTGGTTGCAGTAACTGCACCAGTGTTTGCTGTATCTACAGTGAAGGTTGTGGTTGAGCCAGAGGTGCTGATTGCAGTAATCTTTGCACCAGAAGCAATACCAGTTCCAGCAATCTTATCGCCAACTTCTGCACGGGTTGCGATAACAGCAGAAGAAGCAACACCGAAGGTGAAGCCTGCTGATGTACCTGCAACGGTTACAGCGGTTGTAGCGAGTGCGGTCTGGTCTGCACCTGACTTAGCATTGTAAAGGCGTGAAGACTCTACGAAGAATGCGCCTTCGTATTCTCCGATTTCTCCTGCCCAAATCTTATCCACAGCTGGATTAGATTGTGCATGCACGAAGTTCCAGCCCATGTTTCCGGTTTCTGCACGAAGGTCGTGTGAAACTTCTGGGTGGATACCTGTCCAGTACAAGGAACCACGGCGAGCCTTGGCCTTGTTTGAACGGAGCTTAGCAACAGCCTTGCGGATGTCAGCTGAGTCAATTGTATCAGCAGCATCTACACCAGCAACAGAAGTTGCGTTACCTGCGTAGATGTTGTTGGAACCTGAGCGAAGAGTTGTCATAGCAACTGCATCGATGGAGTCAGCGAGGTTGTAAGCAATGATGTTTGCAATCGCTGGGTCTACATCTGCAAGTGAGAACAACTCAAGTGCACGGGTTACGAGTACTGCATTTCCGTACTCATTGAGAGTAACGGTGACAGTTGTAGGTGTTGATAGAGAAACTGCATCTGGGTCAGTTGTCTCTGTTAGTGTTGAAGTTGCCTGGTCCAAATCGACATACTTCTGGAGTACGACGGTTTGTCCTGGGATTGCTTGGCGAGCAGGACGCTTATCTGCGACAGAACGAATTAGTGGTTCTGAACGGAGAGCGAACTCGAGGAGGCGGTCATACGCCTTCTGTACGAGACCTGCGCCACCAACTGTACCGCCGAGCGAGGTGCTCGCGGTAGAGGTATATTGGTTTGACATTAGTTTTAGTCTCCTAGACTATGAACGGATTATTGTTGTGATTGGAGAATTGATAGCAACTCTTCAGCAGAGTTTGCTTGATTTAAACGCTGGTCTAAATCTAATCCTCTATCAGGTGTCACAGCACCTTGTGTCAAGACATCTTGCTGGCGTAGCCGTGCAAGGTCTTGCTGACTTACAGGTGTTTCTTCTTGCTGTACCTTGATTCCGAACAAGTCTGCGTTATCATCGAGCCAGTGTGATACCGACTCCTCGTTAACATCATCCAAGTCTTTCAATACAAGGCGTGCAGCTTTTTCGTTGACACCCTTCTTTGCTAGGACTTCCTTGACGACTCGCTCACGCTGCACCTTGGATAGTGACTCAAGTTGCTCAGTAAGTTCCTTGATACGCTTCTCGTCAGCACGCTTGGCTTTGCGTAACTTCTTTAACAAGTCACTGCCATCACCATTGTACTGCTCTTGTGTATCTAGGTCATCGTCTTCATCGTCCCAGTAGTTGTTGCTCATAGCAACCCACCCTTCTATTCGTTGTTAGTCGCAAGCCTCAGTTACCATTCGGGGAAATGGGCTGGCTCTTGCTATCGGTCTGTTACACTGGCGGGGCCGATAGGTCCGCTCAGGATTCTAGAATTGTCCTCTTTGTGGCTGGCCCAAGGAAACCCTTGATACACCAGACTGACCAGAGAACTCAGCAATTTCTCGCTGTGTTAGGCGCTGACGCTTGCGCTGTGCAGAAGCAAGCTGATTGAATACTTCTTGCTCGGCTTCACCGAGTCCGTATCCTTCAAGCGTTGTGCCATAGATATCTGAAAGTTTTTCTGCTGTAGGTAGAATATCAGCAATTGTTGCGTATCCTCGTTGTGCTTCGGCCTGGGTAATACCCTGAGCTGCAAGCTGTTCAGCAACCGATACTCCAGCATTGATTCCTTGACGAGCTGCTGCTACTCCAATTTCAGAGGCAGCTACTTGACGCTCAATCTTCTGGAACTGTTGGTTCGGGTCAAGAACATAGGCAACCAAATCATTCTGACCAATGCCGTAATAGTTACGAAGCATGTTAGATACAGCAGGGTCAGCATTGCGGACTCGTTGTACTGCAGTCACTACGCGGTTAGATAGTTCAGCAACAGATACATCGTTGGCTAGGAACTGTGACACATAGGCATCGTTATCAAACTGAGTAAGTCCGTAAGAGCGTAGAACCTGACGATAGTTATCTTCTAGGTTCAGGTACTCTGACGGAGTAAGGGCTGTTAGTCCCTTAGCCCTACGAGCATCGTTGGCTTTGAAGCGCTCCTTGTATAGAGGTTCTTCTTGTAGAGCCAACATAATGGTTGCTTCTGTAGCACCTTGGATAGCAAGCTTCTTAATTAGTGGAGCTAAGGCTCCTAGGTTGTAGCGATTCAATCTGTCTACAACAATAGAGTAAGCATCTTGTTGGCTAGAAGTCATTGTTGTAACAACTGGAGTTGATGTTACTACAGGAGTACTAGTTACCACTGGAGTACTAGTTACTACTGGTGTAGATGTGACAGTAGTTGTGGCTGGAATAATTTTTGTAGTACCATCACTATAAGTAACAGTAGTACTGCCATCAGCATTTTTAACAGAACTTGTAACGGTAACTTTATTGCCATTAGGACTGGTTGTTACAGTGCCTACATCTGTCGAACCTGATGTATCTTTAAACCCTGAGTATGTAAATTCAACACCATCTAAATTATAGCCAATAATATTTCCATATTCGTCTTTAGATAGCAAGGGTTGCGTAGTAAGAGTATTTGCACCTTCACTAGATGCCCCAAAATTTGCTTGAGTAGTTCCGCCAAAAACTCTAGAACCATATTTTTGCATATTTTCTTCGGTTAAAGGAGCACGATAGGCTCTCCATTCACCAGTAGAGCCACTACCTACCCAGGAGTAATAGATAATAAATCCATTATCTATCTTACCCTCAGGTCGCTGGGTAATATCATATTTATAAATAACTTCGTCAGCAGGAGCGCCTTCATAAGCAGGTGCTGTTGTTAACGAGCGTTCTGTTGCTTTATCTCTTTCTTCAATTTCTATCTTTAATCTATTTATATCAGTACGACTCATACCAGAAACATCTTGCCCAAGGTCAAGTGATATTTCAGCAGTCTCTAATTCTTTTTTAGCATCTACTACCGCAGCCTTTGCTTCAAGAACAGCAGTAACGCCCTTACCCTTAGCATCTTTTAATGCCTGTTCTGCGTCAGCAAGATTTTGTTCAGCGGTTGTTACTGCTTCTTCTAAAAGACTTACACTAGATGCGCTGTCGCCTATTAGCTTTGTAATTTCTTCTTGCGTAACATTATTATACGAACCATCACCGTCAATCAACATACCGCCATCAAATATAGCCATTACATCAACCCCATATCTTGTAGAGCCTTAACGGTTAGTCCATCTAGGTATGCCGTACCCTCTGGAGTATTAGCGAAAGCATCAAAGTATTTAGTTCTAGTTCCAACCTGAACTTCTTCTAAAGACGGAACTACATATTGACCAGTCTTAGGGTCGCGGTATCCTAGCCATGGTGCAACAGATGGGTCATCCCATCTTAGTGAATTAGGGTCAACACCTGTATTCTTTGCAACTAGTGACTTAATCCACCCAGCCTGAATATCTAAAGACTTGCCAGCCTGGAATCCTGCAGCAAAAGCAGGGAAAGCACTGATTGCTTTAGTCTTAATATCTTCTTGGATATCAGCAGCTGTTGTCTCGCCAAGGAAAAGTCTCTGGCTCTGTCCATCCCAGTACTTGTTATCAAGTAATTGAGATACACCATAAGAATCTGCAAATGCCTTTAGGTCATTGATGCTGGTTACTCCAGCTCCGCCGACCTTCTTGAAGTTAATCGCACTGGCAACCAACTTATCTAGGATATTGTTATCTCTAGCGGTGTTACTAAATCCTAGGCTGTAAGCATCTTCAACTTGCTTCTGTATTGTAGCATTCCAAGCGCTAGGGCCAAGTGCAGCAATGATGCGTTGCTTTTGTTCTTCTACATACTTGTCTTTATCTTGCTTCCATACGCCAGGTTGTTCTTTTTCAGAAATAGCACGCTGGCGAGCTGTCGAATTATAGTCCTGATAGAATTTGCTAGCCTTTACGAAAGCAATAAACTTAGCTTTATTTTTAGCTACATAAGCTTCATATGCCAGTTTTAGATTATCGTCAATTCCCTTGAGTGCTAATACAATAGCAATCAAGTCTGCCATTTCGGCAGTATCAGCAGTTAATCCCTCTGGCACAGCAGCAGAGGCAGCAGCAATTCCCTCAAGTGTGGTTGTATCTACCATTACATACCTCCTGAGAGTAACTTCTTAAGTTCATCTACAAAGTTTATACCTTCAGCAAGCTGATACTGTTCTGGGCGTTCAGCCTTTAGTCTTTCTGCCAATGCCAACTCTTCTTCTCCTTGACGGAATGCTGACTTGGTTTCAGTCACATTCTCAAGCTTTCCAGTCTTAGGGTTACGAACCTTCTTAGTTGTGGTAACAGTGCCTTGCTTTAACTTCTTTTCCCAAGGAGCAATGATTTTATTTAGCTCCTCTTCGGTTAATTCAAACATACCTTTAGCTGCTACAGCTTGAGCAACTTGAACTAATGCGCCCCTATCAACCTGTCCAATTCTACGGTCAGGTAGGTTAGGTTCTTCTCCAGCTCCAGGAAGTTCCTGTTCCTTTAACTTGCTAAGTAAAGTCTTCAAATCAGTTACAGGAAAATACTGTGGAAATACTGTACTTAGTACCTGATTAACTTCTTCTTTGTTCTTTAGATTGTACCCAAGACGCTTTAGTGTAGCCTGTAGTTGAATGTAATCTTGAGTTGTTAGTCCTCGCAAGAATGTAGGCATGTCTAACCCAGTTTTGCCACCAGTTGGGAAAAATAATCCAACACCAGCGGTGCCTGTTGCAGCAATTCTTCCCTGGATTCTTTCATTGTATGTCATACCACCAGGAGGTGTCTGTGCTACAGTTGCTGTAGGTGCTGGGGTTGCAAGGACATCTGGACGCTTCTTTACGCCGCTAGGTGGGATAGGTGCTGATGTAGCACCAGGTCCAACTCTAGGAGTTTCCGTATTGGTAGCACCAACTGTAGATGAAGCCATGCTTGGTGGATTCTCTTTAGCAAAAGAAATCTTAGCTTGGTCATATGCTAATGTTCTTAAAGCATCATCTTTATAGGAGGAGTATCTAAAGTCCTTCTTGAACTGATTATAGTGATAGTCTGCCCACTGCTTTAGGGTTTTCTTTTTAGCCACTACTTGCCTCCAACATGGTCAAATTTATCATTTCTGAAATATCTTTCGTAGAACAATCCAAAGTCAGGGCTCTGACGCTTTAGGTTGTCGACGAACTGCTCAACATCCTCGCGGAGATATGCCGCTCTGTTGGAATCTATAGTTGTGCCTAGCATGTTTAGCTCATCATAGATGTCGTATCTGAAGTTTAAATACTGAACTACAGCAAACCAGCGTGGGTTCTGCGATAGGTCATTCCACATCTTATCATCATTGATAGCATATGTGAGAGCATCTACTAGACGATTAGAGCGAGCAGCGCCAGCTCCACTATATCCATTTGCATACTCTTCATACCAAAGCGGATTCTTTACCTTCTGCTCTTCAAGATACTGTTGCTTGTAGTAATCAACAACGGTTGCGCCGAATCCACGGTTAGGATTATATGGTTGCTGTGGGTCAGTTGCTACCTGCTGCTTGACTGATTCTAGGAATCTATTCCAGTCTTGCCAGCCACGGTTTACAACGGAGGACTTAGCACCCTCTAGTGGCTCACCATATTCCTTGAACTTCTTGTTTAGGTATGGTATCTTTGATGACTCTAACCAGGCTTGCGCCTTAGATGAGAACGAGTAGCTATCATCATTAAAGATTGCTCCAAGCACACCAATGTTATCTTCACCTAGGATGGCTACCAAATCCTTTACCATCTCTGGGTTACGCTTTACCAATGAAACAGCTGTATCATCAGAGCGTAATCCAGCAAGAGAGTTAGATAGGCTATCTGCTAGGAAGAACAAATCTGGGTTCATATAGATGAAGTCTTCTTCACCATTGATTGGGTCAGCTTCTCGCATCTTAGCTAGTTCATCAGCATATGGTTGTAGCGCTGTAACATAGCGTGGCTGAGCAGGAAGTGTGAATGCTGACAAAGCACGAACTGTAGCTAGTAGCGTAGAACGCTCTTCTGATTGAGTAACCATCTGGCGCAACTCTAGTGCGCTAGGGTTTCTATGGTTCTCATTATAGAAGTCAGCTAGAGCTTGCTTCATGAACATATTAACATCTTTATTAAACTGCGAAGGTCCGCCACCTGCACCAATGCCAGCTGCGATTACCTGAGCTGTACGGCGAATGGTGTTAGGAAGTAACGCATTTAAAGAACTAGAGCTAGCTCCAAATGGTAGAATCCAGTTTGTAATCTTATCTTCTAGGGCAGATTCTCCACCGGAACGCTTAACATATTCGTTCCATGATGCTGATAGAATTGGACCTGCACCGATTAATGTAGAACCTGTCGGGTTGAATGGGTTGAACCAGTCAACTGGAAGTCGTCCAGTTAGCCCAAGGATAGGTAGTTCAACTTCTACATACTCTGTACCGAATGGGTCTTCCTCTACCTGGAGTACTCTTTCTGGCAACTCCTTGATAGCAGCAGCCTTGAGTATGAAATCTGGGTTATCTAGTGTGATACGACCATAGGCACGGAACTGTTCAACAATAGCAGGGAAGAATGCGATAGCATAGTTGATAAGCCCGCTATAGTTCATGTCTCTATGGAATGAGTTTAGCTTATTCCGATATTCAGTAATAGCAAAGTTACGGGCTATACGCTCAAACTTCTGCTTATCATCTAGGGTAAGTCTCTTGCCCTGGATGTTTGCTAAGTGAACTAGGTTCTGTAGCTTATGCTGATACTTGAATGCAAAGTATGGGGCATACATTAACTTGGTTGTAGGGGCTGTAGATAGCCATGTTACAGTCTCATCTAGTACTGCTTTACCTTTACGGTACGCATTACTCCTGCCAAGCATGTCATCTGAAAGGTCTGTCAGCACTACAGGACGCTGATTGATATCTGGATAGAGTCTACGCAATGAGTCAATTGTAACATCATTAGCAAGTATTAAATCATGTAGTTGCTTATTAGGGGCAAATTGCTTTATAACTTCAGCCACACGGGTGTAGACAATGTTTGTGTCGGATGGGCGAAGACCCATACGAGCCATATACTCCTGTCCCTCAGTTGTATTACGGAGGAACTGACGGATATCTTTCTTTGTTTTGCCCTGCATAAGCAGTCTAGCTACCGCATCATTGCCGACCTGGTCCTTTAGTATAAGCATCCAGGAGGTTAAATGTAGTTGTTCATTCTCTGTTGGGGTAATCGAACGGCTACCTGTGCGGCTAGCTCGTATATTTCCCGTCTCAATTTCGCGGATACTTGCTACTGCTCGACGCATATCATCGCGCATGCGTAGCTGCTGCATGCTGATATCACCAAATCTACCAGAACTAGCGGCAGGGAAATCGTAGCCCTGAACCATAATCTTGTCCTTAGACACACGCTTTACTGGTGGTGTCTTTGATATGATAGCGTTCTCTTGTGCACGCAGTGCGGCAACAGTAGCCTTCATGTCATTAAGGTTCTTGACATGCTTCTGAAAGTTAGTTGGTATACTAGAAAGTGGCTGGGTTAAATCTACCTTAGCCTCATCAAGGGCTTTTTCTAGGGCGATAATATAAGCATCTCGACCTGCTATATCCTCACGGATATTGCTTAGATTCTTCTTAGGGTCAATCTGACCAACAGCGCTCTTGATTTTAGTTGGCGTATTGGAAAAGTTTGTTATAGAATATAAAGCATCTGTGCTAAGAATCTTTAGCGCTGGGAATAGCGCACCATCTCCAAGCATACGGATAGCAGAGTCACGGATGATGTTTAATGGGTAACCACCACGGGCTAGGGTAAACCCTCTCCATAGCGAAAGGAACTCATCTGCAAGGAATTTGCTTCCTATTGCAGCCTTTACTGGGAATGAAGCTTCTTTGCCATACTTCTTTGAATAGTCCTTGAAGGCTTTATCCCACATCTTTGGGTCAGGTAGGTAAGCACCATTAGCTAGCTGGCTGATAAGTTGTGGGTCTTTAATGACATCACCGTTAGGGTCAATCATGTACCCACGATTATTTATCTTGGCATCACGAGCTGCTCCAACTATGGTATTATGTAGCTCGTCATACTTTTGTAGCACTAAACTTACAGTAAGTCCTGATATGCCATACTTATCACCTAGGTTCTCAGCTAGGTTTTTGGTATAATTTTGTATAAGATTGAACTTAGTTACTTCATCTCCAGCAGTTATGAAGTCATTATAAAGCTTTAAGCCATCATCTGCCTTTAATCCACCATATTGTACAGAACTTCTAATATTAGCGCGAAGTCTGTCAGATGCTAGGATTCTATCCGAAAAGTTAACGGTTCCTCGTGGGGCATCGTCTGTAGCCCTATCGAACCAGCGTACAAATACCGAGAATGGGCTTCTCTGGTACACACCTTGGATGACTCCACCGAAGGTAGTCTCTCGGTTAAGGTCATCTATGTTGCGGGAGCCAGGTAGGATACCTGCTTTAGAAAGTTCTAGCTTACGAGCAGCTCTTTCCTTGGCGATGTCATTGCGAACACGCTCAACCCAAGACCATTTAGAAGCTGTCCTTGATGTCAATCCACCCTGAATGATTTCAGCGTCACGGAACCACTGTACTTCTTTTTGCAAAGAGTCTAGTTCCTTCTTAAGATATGATAAGCCAGTAGGTGCTAGCTGGTTTGCTGTGATTAACTGACCCTTATAGGAGACATAAGAGATTCCACCTTGTTCAGCTACCTTGATAGCGTCATCTACTCTTGTGTACTCTGCTAGTTTAGCAGCACTTAGAGTGTCTAACTCCTTGATTGCTGTGTCGTCATATCTTCCAATGCGAAGAATCAGTGAGATGGTAGCATCATCTGCTCCAGCTACTAGGTGAGAAGCAATCTGCGGGATGTCTCCACCACGAAACTCAGCACGCTGTGCAACAACTGCTGGTGAGTTCTCACGATAGAACTTAAATACTGGTGTATACTTAGTTACTTCACCTGCTGCAGTACGCTTGAGTATATCAATGTCCTCAGCAAAGCGTACAGCTGCCTCTTCTGCTGATTTAGCAGTAAGGCGTCCGCTTACAATCCCTGTTCCTACCTCATCAATCGGAGCATTAAGAGCTCTACGACCAACAGCACCGACACCTTTTGCAAGTCCGATGTCTGGAGCGGTAGCTAATTCAAATCCAAAGTTAAGTAAGCCCGATGTGATAGCACCGATTCCCTTACTTGTATCACCTAAAGTCTTAACACCGGTTACTCTTGATGTAAATCCTACTACATCTCTACCAAAATTGTAGCTTTCTTGACCAGCATCAGTCTCAGCTAGCTTAGCAGAGCGGTATAAAATGTTAGCAGTCTTCTTAACATACTCGGTTTTTGCTGTGTCACGCTGTAGTGTACCAAAAATTGAAGCGCCAACACTGGCTCCAGCTGCGGCACCGATAGGTCCACCTAGTCCAAAGCCTACAACACCACCCATAATTGCACCAGATGTTGTAAATAAACCTGATAGCAAGCCAAGGGCTGCATTTTTGTTAGCTACATCACGAGTAAATGCGTAGTTTGAGCGTACATTCTTGTAGCCAGCTGATAAAAGTTTGCTAGCACCACCATCAGTAGCTTCATCAAGCTTACCAAACACCCATGAAACAGGTGTGGTTACCGCTTGCAAAATATCTATACCCTTAACACGCAACTCTTCAACGCTGTCATTCCAGTCGCCAGGGTTAGCTGGCACATTTCGTGCAGCATCTTTAGCTAGCATGAATGGAACGCGGTTGTTAATCGCATTAGGTATGTTCTGTGGGTATGTACCGCTATAGATACTACCCATCTTATCCCATTGTGTTGAACTCATCGTGGAATAATCGTCCCTAAGTATCTAACATATTCTTTGGTAGCTTCAGGTGTATCTGGCTGACTTGCCCAATAGCGCATTACTGGATAGTATGCAACTACTGTATCTAAGTCTGGGTCTCCCACTGGTTGAACAGGAAGATTCAAGTCTGCAAAATCAAGTCCACCAGGAAGTGTTGAGCCAGAGAAAATTGTTTCTTCAGGGCGTTGCGTTTCTGCAGTAATTGGTACAACTGCTGGTCCGCGAGAAGCTGTAGGCATTGCTCTACCTGCGGTTGGTGCTGCTGCACCTGCGGTACCTGCGACACCGGCTGCTGCGCGAGCATCCGCATTTATTTGTCCAGTTGTCCCATATCCCATGCCGCGGTATTTTAGTTCTATATTTCTTGGATTTTGTCCATTACCGCCTGTAGCTGAAATATTTGCCGGGTTGTTCTGTGGCGCAGTTGGTCTGAAACCGCCTCTATTTTCCGCCATCAGTATCCTCCTCTGGACTGTATGAATATTCTTCTGCTGATAGTAACATTCCCTTAGCTAACCATGGGTTCATGTTTTCACTTACATCTGTCATAAGATAGCGTGTGCCTTCGTAGTCACTCCACTCGCTTACTAAAACCCATCCAGTACATATCTGACTATCAGAGTCTTCTAAATCTTCGGCAAGTATTCTCATAGCCTTATCAATGGCTTCTGTAAACTTGCTCACTTGTATTGCTCTTCTACTTGGTATGGGGCTGCTGTGTAGGCACTGACTCTTGCGGCAACTTCCATTGCTGCGATGGCATCAGCACCTGCATAAAGAGCACCAAGGGCGTAAGAGCCTCCACTGCCAATAGCGTAGAATCCTTCTCCACTCTTCATCACCGCCAAATCTTGGTCGACATCAAAGAGCTCGCCACCAACTGCGATGAGAAACTGGAATCTTAATCCATCTTTATCTTTGTCGTGAGGTTCATCAAAGTTATAACCATTCTCAGATAAGCACTTACGAAGAGAGGGCATAGCTTTTACAATCATGTAGCGATAGGCATCTTTCTTATCCTTCGCTGAAAATACTGGTGGTACCCAAATGTTCTGGGCTATATCGCAAGGGGCAACTTCACCAGCTCCTGCAATTAGTAGCGCACCACGCTGCGTAATCTTACGCATAACTGGATGTGAATAAACTTTACCACTATCATCAGTAATGCGACTGTCGGCAACAATGACAGACTTGTCATCATATTCAACGCCAATAATTGTTGTCATTGTCCCCTCCTAGATTATCGTCGGCGAATAGTTCTTACGCTTGCGTTAGCTTCTCCACCTGATGTTAGGCTGGATAGTAAGCTCATAATATCTGGTGCTCCACCTTGCTCCATCTCTGGAGGAAGAGCGCCTCCTGCCGGAGCAGCGGGAGCAGGGGACGGTTGCTCAACCATTGGTGCGCCAGCAGGAGGAACCTGTTGTTGTGCAGGGAAGATTTCTTCAATAGCATCTTCGATTGCCTGTCCCTTTTGGCGTGCCTTAATTACTTGTGCAATCTTAGAAACGATTTGGCTTGGGTCTCCACCACTTGCTGCAATCTGAGGGATAGCCTGAGTATATGCTTGGAGTGAAGCAAGAAGTGCTGTACGCATATCTTCAATTTCAATCTTCTCAACTTCTTCGCTGACATTAACGCTAAATGGTAGTTCACGCATTGCCATATCTTTGGAGATAAGTTTACCACCCAAAGCTTGGAGCATAAAGATAAGACCTTGAGCAGGGTTTAATCCTGCAAGCATTCCATAGCGCACATCTGCAGAGAAGTCACCCTTGATGTCTTTCTTAGGTGAGTATGTAATTTCATACGGAGCACCTGCATCTACACCACGAATTGTCTTCTCGTCTGGGAAAATCTTCTCATCAACTTCGAAGCAAATCTGAATTACATCACGGAGGGCGCTAGCAAAGATAGCCTGTGCAGATTTGACCTGGGTGTCGAACGCGCCCATGAGAGCCTGAACGCCCTGACCCGTGACAATCGATGCGTTGACATTTCCTGTGCGTCCCTCAGGATAACGAGCGCCAACGCGTAATTCCTGATTAAGTAAAGTTTG